CTAACGCTCATGGTCATGATGTTCGTGTGTATATGCGTAACAACATGGATGGCACTCGCTGTGAGAACGGTGATGGTATGGAGCATTGTTTCAAGAAGGTTGCTAGTTGGGAACCTAGTATGGACTGGGCTGACCTAATCTTTGTTACTGATAACAGCAGGTACATTAAGCAACTAGAGCCATACCGCATCAAAGGTTACCCTATCTATGGCTGCAATGTAGAAGGTGCTCGTTGGGAACAGGATCGAGAGTACGGGTCAGCTATTTTTGAGAGAGCTGGCATCAAGACTATTCCTATGCAGAAATTTAAGAAGTACGAAGACGCTATCGCTCTTGTTCTTAATAACAAAGAGAAGCGTTACGTATCTAAACCTGTTGGTGATGGTGAAAAATCTCTTAGCTATTGTTCTAAAGACTGGCGTGACATGGTGTTCATGTTAAACAAGTGGAAGAAGATGAACGCCTATGATGGTGAGTTTGTTCTTCAAGAGTTCCATGCTGGCTCTGAGATGGCTGTTGGTGGTTGGTTTGGTCTTGGTGGTTTCTCTAAGTACTTCCTTGAGAACTGGGAGTTTAAGAAGCTAATGTCTGGTGACTACGGCCCTGCTACTGGTGAGCAAGGTACTGTGATGCGTTACACAGAAGAATCTTTGTTAGCTGACAAAGTTCTTAAACCTCTAGAAGACTTCTTGCATGGTATTGGTTACTCTGGTTACATTGATGTCAACTGCATCATTGATGACAAAGGTAATCCGTGGCCCCTAGAGTTCACTACTAGACCTGGTTGGCCTCTGTTTCAGATTCAACAAGCTCTGCACTTGGGTGATCCTATTCAATGGATGTTGGATAGCCTTGATGGTAAAGACACACTGAAGGTACGTAAGGACATAGCTGTTGGTATTGTTGTGTCTCAACCTGACTACCCGTACAGCAATGTCAAGAAGAAAGAGAACACTGGGTATCCTATCTTTGACATGACTATTGAGGATGCTACTAAGAACATTCACCTGTCTGAAATCAAGATGGGAATGGGACCAGGTAAGGACGGTAAGAACACTGAGCCTTGTTTAGTTACTTGTGGCAGCTATGTGATGACTGTTTCTGGTGTCGGTAAGACTGTTGAGGATGCTCGTGAAGCTTGCTACAAGACTTTCAAAAAGAAAGTAACCATGATTAACTCGTGCATGATAAGAGATGACATTGGTGAAAAGTTAGAGAAGCTTCTTCCTGGCATTCAGAAAAACGGTTACTGTAAAGATATGGATTACTGCTGATGGCTTCTAAACAATTTCCTATACCCCAACATAAGATTGGTGAAAGTTTTGTCTGGAGAGAGTGGTTTCAGAAGCTCAGTAACCGAACTTTTGGCACAGCTTCTACTTTAGATGTGCCTATTGGAGCTATTTATGGTGGTACAGGTCAAACTAGCTACAACGTTGGTGACATTCTTTACAGTCCTTCTAGCAACCTGTTAACTAGGTTACCTGCTCCTACAGTTACATCATTCTTGCAAATGACTAGTGCTGGTGTTCCTAGTTGGTCTGCACTTGGCTCAGATACAACGTATGCTTTTAGGGCTAACAACCTTAGTGATCTTGCTTCTGTTTCCACAGCTAGAACTAATTTGGGTTTAGGATCTGGTATTTCTACTACAGTAGCTTTAGCTAAACTAACTGTTGTAGGAACTAATGGCTCTCTTACAGTTGTTAATGGCATTATCACAGCATACACAGCTCCAACTTAACATGAACATATCTCACAAAGCACTTACGTCTATCCGTTCTAAAGGGTTTAGGGCTAAACCTTACCAAGATGGTAAAGGCAATCTATTTGTTGGGTATGGACACAAAGTTGTACCTGGTGATGGTGTAGCTGTTAAAGACGTTATCAACACATTCAAAGCTTCAGAGTTGTTAGAACGTGATGTGAAACAAATTGTTGGTAGTATTAGTGCTACTAATAACATGACTCAAGAGGAGTTTGATGCCTTGGTAATTGCTAAATACAGTAACAATGGACATTAAACAGTGTGGACCCAATCAGTCTTTGCTTGCTTGCAGCAGGTCTTGTCAAGAACATCCAGCAAGGATGTGATCTTTACAAGCAAGCTAAAGAATCTTTTGTCCAAGTAAAAAAGACTGCTGATGAAGTAGTTGCCATAGGCAAAGAAGTTCAAGGGTTTTGGAGCAAGTTAGCAAAATTTTTTAATTCACAACCAAAGGAAAACCATGTTCAACAACCTTCTGTTAAACCTAAAAAACAAGCTTATGTCTCTGTGGATGAGACTCAAGTCAAAGTTGACATCGTTAAAAACCTAACTGAATTCTTTAAGATTCAAGAGCAGTTAGCTGCTCATATTCGAGAAGAAGAAGAGAAGTCTAAAACTGTTTACGATCCAAATCAGAACCACATGGAAGCCGCACTTAATCGGGTGATGGCTCAACAACAGATGGCTGAGTTGGAAGTAACAATTAGAGAAACGATGGTGTATCAAAGCCCTCCTGAGATGGGTGCTTTATACAGCTCAGTGTTTGAGATGCGTGGAGTTATCCAAGAGGAACAAGAACAAGCAAGACTGGCACAAGAAGCAAAAGAAAGGTACAAAGGATGGCTACGCAGGGAAAGGCAAAAAAACTTTCAAGCAAAGTCAGCGTACCTAATCGGAACAGCGGTGTTCCTTCTGTACGTATGGATGTGGTTTCTACTCCTGAGCAGATTGGAGAAGAAATAATGGGTTGGGTAGCTTGTTGTGTTTTGATTGCTTTGCTTTTGCCAATGCTTGGGATGTTGTACGTAGACATTTTGGAAACTAAACATGACGCTAAAGCACAGGTTGAAAAGGTTGAAAAACTTAGGCGTGAGATTGAACAAAAAACTAAAAAGGATAAAGAATGAACATCTTCTGTATTTGGGGTCTGTCTATTCTGTTAGTGCTGCTAATGGGTTGTTCAGACACCTATCGTTATCCATGTCAGAATCCTGATAATTGGGGTAAACCAGAATGCGAACCACCGCAATGCGAAGCATCTGGGACTTGTACTAAAGATTTGATTCCAAAGGATATCTATGACAAATTCAAGAAGAACTCCTGAAGACTGGCACGCTATAGGTCAGTTTGTAACCCAGATGGGCTTTGTAGCTTGTTTGGTTGGCTCTGTGTTTGGGGTGTTGTACTGCTTCATCTTTGTAACGCAGCCTATGATTGGTCAAGCTAAGAATGATGCTGTGCTATTTGAGATACTCAAGACAGTGTTGACTAGTATGATCTCTATTATTGGCACACTGATGGCTGTAGGTCATGGCAGCAATGCTTCTACACTGCCTGTTGTTCTTAAGCCTCCTGTTGTACCTCCCGTACCGCAGGTCCCTGTTAGACCTCTGAGTACAAATGCTCCTAGTAACAATGTGGAGACACCATGAGTGTGTTTAATCCCTACGTTTTGATTGGCATTGTGTTGTCAATTGTTTCTGCTTTTGGTGGTGGTTATTACAAAGGCAGCCGTGATGAAACAACTCGACAACAGCTAGAGATAGCTAAGCTCAATGCTGAAGCTCGTCAAAAAGAACAAGTTTTAGTTTCACTCGTAACAAGCACGGCTACACAACTTTCAAAGGCAAATCAAAATGCAAGACTTACTCAACAAAAGCGTAATGCTGATATTGACTCTGGTACTCTCAAGCTGCGGATTCCTGTCAAAGCCCCCGACTGCTCCATACCAGTGTCCCCAGATACCTCCTCTTCCGCAAGAGTTGGTCCAACAACCCCCGCAACAGCCGAACTTGACGGAAAGACTGCTAAAGCTCTTATCGCCATCACAGACGAAGGAGACGAAGCCATAAGAAAACTTAACGCTTGTCTTGATCTCTATAACCAAACCATCGAAACTATGAAAGGAAAACAACCATGAACTTATCTGAAAACTTTACCTACGAAGAGTTAACACACACAGACCACCGTGAGTTTGACAACACACCTAACGAAGCTGAGATGGCTAATCTTGTTCGTTTAGCTAATTTCCTTGAGCAGGTTAAAGAAGTGTTGGGTGGTAAACCCATCATGATTAACTCTGCTTTCCGTTGTGCTGAAGTAAACAAAGCCGTTGGTAGCTCTGACAAGTCTCAACATCGTCATGGTTGTGCTGCTGACATCCGTGTACCTGGTATGACTCCTGACGAGGTTGTCAGTGCCATTATTGCTTCTGGTTTACCGTATGACCAAGTGATCCGTGAGTTTGATCGTTGGACTCATGTTTCAATTCCTAACGAAGAAGAACATGAGCCACGTAACATGTCGCTGATTATTGATAAATCAGGCACAAGAGCTTACGCTTAATCGTTGTCATCGTAGACAGCAGCAATCATATAGATAATCCACAAACAGATGCCTATACAGATTGCTGCTACTAGTAACAAAATAATGAGTATCATGCTTTTTTATATTTACCAGACCACTCGTAAGGACCACGAGAGTCTTGAGCA